ACAAAACTAACAGCCTGTCTAAACATCAAATGTGCTAAAGCCCAAAAACATACCAAGGGTTGCAGTGCTTATGGTAGGGAGTATCCGACAAAACTAACTAAAAAACAAAAGAAAAAGATGCAAAAATGGATGGATGAGTTGAACATACCTGGCATTATGATGCTGAACAATATTGTGCATTATAAACTATCAAAACAAAAGAAAGAGATAATAGAGTATATAGAAACAAAGACAACTGATGGAGAATTTCTTGATGATGTATTAAAGCAATTAAAACTATAAAGAAGATATGAAATGTGAACTATGTCCAGACAAATAATGATAGGATATGAACAACGGAGAAGAACAAGTTAGAAACCCAAAAGATTACGATGTAGTCAGCACCCCTCTGTTCAAATTAAAGGATCGACCAAAAAACAGACGCTATCAGGTGATAGATCTGAAAAAACAATTCAGAACTAAACCAGATGTAATAATAGTTGAAAAGCTACAAGGTAAAAACAATCTATTGATAGTCCGGGCATTTGTTAAGAAGTCAGAAACACAGAAGATAATCGTGCCTAGACAGGCACAAGACAAACCGAAAAAAGATGATGCTAAGGTCATAAAGAAAAAGAAAACGCCTTAGAATTGATTTGGTGAATGTGATATAGTAGAAACACCTAACTCTATGACAAAGACCGGTAAAAACAATCCAACAAATCCCTCGAAAAAGGCAGAATTTGAGGCTTTTATTGAATTGATAAAAGGCAATACAGTCGCCTATTGGGTACAGATAGCACAAGTCCTCGGTGTCGATAGAACTACAGTCGCAGAATGGAAGAAACATCCCCTCGCAAAGAAAGCAATCAAAGATGGTATTGAGAGAGCTATGGAACAAATGGAGAAATCCGGACAGAAGGATTGGAAGATGTGGGAAAGCAAACTCAAAATGCTCGGTGTAGCTCCCATAGAGAAACAAGACATAACCTCTGATGGAGGGAAGATCAAACCATTATTAGGTGGAATAAGCTCGGATGAAGGTAGTAACAGCAACAAACAAATTAGCAAAGTTAAGAAAGAGAATTAGAGCTATCGCAGGGGGAACTTCGGCATCCAAGACATATTCTATTATTGGACTTCTTATTGATTATGCTCAAGCTAATCCGGGCAAGGTGACATCTATAGTTTCTGAATCCATGCCACATCTCCGGAAGGGTGCTATGAGAGACTTCCTTGCAATAATGCAGGATCATGGTTACTTCGTCAGGAAACAGTGGGATAAGACTAACAGCACTTATAACTATGGTAATAGATCTATTATAGAGTTCTTCTCGGTTGATTCGTGGGAAAGAGTCAAAGGTGCAAGGCGTGATGTTCTATTTGTAAACGAAGCAAATCACATCAGTTATAACGCATATACACAAATGGAAGTCAGGACAAAAGAGATTATATGGTTAGACTGGAATCCAGAGAATGAATTTTGGTACTACACAGACATTGATGGAATAGTGGATCACGACTTCTTGACGCTAACTTACAAGGACAATAATGCACTGGACAAGCGAATAGTTGAGTCAATCGAATCACGCAAACACAACAAGAATTGGTGGAGAGTATATGGATTAGGACTACTTGGCGAAGTGGAGGGAAGAATATATGCCGGGTGGAAAATCATTGACAAAGTACCCCATGAAGCAAGATTGGAACGCTACGGATTGGATTTCGGATACTCAAATGATCCTAGTGCCATCGTTGCGATATATAGATACGATGGTGGGTATGTACTAGATGAGGTTTTACATCGCCTTAGAATGAAAAATAGAGAGTTGGCGGATCAAATTAACCTTTTAGATGATGCACTTGTGATTGCTGACAGTGCAGAACCGAAGTCTATTGACGAAATGAAAGATGACTACCGTATAAATATAGTAGGTGCAACTAAAGGGCAAGGATCGGTCAATCAGGGGATACAATTCGTGCAAGATCAGAAGATCTCAGTCACAAAACGGTCAGTCAACATTATAAAGGAATACCGGAACTATCTATGGGAGACTGATAAAGAAGGTGTCATTATCAACAAAGCTCCGGACTTTATGAATCACTGCATGGACGCAATTCGTTATGGTATGGATAGATTCCAACGTGCCGGGGTGTTCAAGATGAATGACGATGTTGGTGGGGTAAAACCGCTCATTCCGGGAACTTTAGCATAAATGTTGCGTTCAAATAGTTTGTTGTTCTATTCTTAGGGTATGGTAGAGATTATGAATGTCGAAGATCTGGAGTTGACAATGCTCCATAATAACAAAGAGGGTGGCTTCAAATACAGACAAAGGCGACACGAGCCGTGGAGAGAGAACTACACGCTTTACAGAGACAATCCAGATATAAACCGATTAACTCAAAGACAGTCAGTGAACATCCCACTAATGAAACAGCACATCCGGTCTCTTTTGAAGGATATAGATGATATGCCGGTTCTGTACTTTGAAAACCTTGACAATGACAAACAGGCAGAACTCTACAAGAATGAGCATTGGCAAAAGACCGTGGAGTTAAACAACATGGAGCTTCAAGATATTGTTGATAAGAAACAGGTCTTTCTATATGGTAGATCTTTCGATCAGTGGCAAATAGCAGACGGAATGGTGAAGATGACAGTTCAAGATCCTCAAGACATACTGGTAGATCGCTATGTAGATCCTACGAACCTAGACACAGCGAGATTCCTCATCCACCAACATATATACGTCCCATTGTCAGTGATGAGAAGGAATGAGGATTACGATCAGGAAAAAATTGATGAGTTGGTTGAGTGGTACGAGTCAGAAACCGGGCTAATCAAACAAGAGGACAACCAGAGAGCGTTTGAAGAAAAGCAAGACAAGATGTCGGACATGGGGGTTGAAGATGTGTATGATCCGGTTCTTGGTGAGATTATCTTCGAGATATCACTACACTTCGTAATGAGGGCTGAAAAAGATGAGGATGAGCAGTATTACCTGTATGTGGAGGCGGAAGATCAAAAGATTCTAATGAAGAAACGATTGGAAGAGGTTATTGGAACTACGTCAGACCATTTCTGGAGGAAAACTTTACCATACGTCACTTGGGCTGATGACATAGAGAGACAAGACTTTTGGAGTGATGGTGTTGGAGATGTAATAAGACAGCCAAACAAAGTTGTCAACGCTTGGTTCAGTCAGTTGGTTGAGAACAGAACGCTCAGGAACTTCGGTATGCACTATTATGATTCTACAATAGAAGGCTTTACTCCTAGCACTTTTGAACCTGTACCTTGGGGTTGGTATCCACTACCCGGAAAGCCAAGTGATGTACTGCAAAAAGTAGATGTACCAGACCTCAGTGAATCATTAGACGAAATGCAGTTTGTTATTGAACTATTACAGAAGGCAACCGGGGCAACTACTACACAACAGGGAGCAGAAGTGGATCGCCAAATCACGCTTGGCGAGGTACAGTTGGCACTAGGAGAAGCCAAACAGCGTGTCAAA